GCTTTGTGTTTGTAGACCTTTGTTTTTAAGTTGGTAAGATAGCCCGAAAACTGCATCCTCAGCCGAACGCCACGCTACAACGGGTTGTATAAACGTTACTAGGTCTTCTTCGTCTGGTGTTAACGTTTGATTATTGTAGGCGTCTAGTAGGTGGTTGTAAAACACGGACCCAAGAATAGGTTGTACCCTTAAGTCCGATTGCGTTTTTATGTACGGTGTTACGTCTGTAACGTCTACGTTCGCCGTTATTGGCGTGTTCGTCTTTAGATAGTTTTCGGTAATAAAGTAAATCATTTCTTAAATGTTTGGGAGGGTTCCGATTGTGCTACTACGTCGCCACCTTCAACTGGTGGTAAGCTTGCAAGCGCTCTAATTTCGTTCGGTGTCATGGTGTCAAGAACTTTTGTGGCTACCAAAGGCGACATAGCGTTCAATGCGTCTTGGGTTTTACTAGCGTCGCCCTCAACCTCTACAATAGTTTCGTTTATAATCTGGAAATTCTTAATAGAAAACGTAGCAGTCAAACGGCAAACGTTTAATAGTTCTTGGAAAATTTCGGTAACTTGTTCACGTAACGGAATAACCACGTTTTTTTCGAATATTACGTAGGCTTGTTTAATGTCAGCACCACCACCCAGCGATCCCGTAGTACGAACACCCATGAGAATAGGGTCGATGGTGTGGGAAAAACAAATTTGTTCTGTATTCAAAGCGCTAGCTTCTTGAAACAGTTTGTCGTTTTGGTTTGTAGGTATGCTTTCGATTTTTGGTAATTGGTCTTGACTATTAGCAAAGAAGGCGACACCTTTTCCCGCGTTGGCCGCGCCTTTCATTCGATCGATTGTGTCGCGTAAGACTTTCTTTTCTTCTTCGCTTTGTGGGCGTTTAGGAAAAAGCATAGCAAAAGACGGAAAAATAGAGTTCTGAATGTTCGACTTTGCAAAGTATGAAAGTTCCCCGGATAGGAAAGCAAAGTTTAAAGCGCTAGAATATTGCGGCAATGGGTAGTAGTCTTGTCCAATACTAGGTAATTCGTAGGCCCATAGCTGGCACTTGTCCGTATTAAGTGGGTGGTAAGGTGTAACCGGTTCAACGTCTATTCTTGACGACCAGTCGTCGCACAAATAGTAGCAGTTCTTTTTGTTATTGATCCGTACTTTTTCGGGGCTTACGTTTTCGATTGTTTTAACCTTTCCTTTTTCGTCAAAATACAACTTAAAATACACACGGTTGTGCATTACTAATTGTTTAGTAACGGCTTTAACCGACTTTGAAAGCTTCATTTTCTTTTCGAAAGTATACAAAGCTAGTTTTTCGTCTGGTGTAAGCTTGTCCGTTTTTAGTTCGTAGCCCGCACCGATTGCCGCATTAACTTTAAAGTCTACAATAGCCCCGTGAAGTGGCGACATATAGTAAAGTTGGTTTAATGTTTCCGGAAAAAGATTGTCTTGTCCGAATGGCACATAGCCCGCCACTTGGTAGCGTCCGTTTACGTAAGGTAAAGTTAAGTTACCGCCGCCAATTTTACCGAAAGGGGTTGAAAAGCTTTGATAGCCCTCTAAAATTTCGGTCTTTGGTTGTTTGAATCTATCGAAAATTCCCATTTTTTAGTCGTATATTGAAGATACGGCAACACCAGCAACTACCATGCGGCCTTCTTCTATTAAATTTAAGTCTGTTTCGTCCGTGTTTTCGTCTACTATTATAGCCGTAGGGCTTTCGTATACGCTATATTTATATTGGCCTTTGGTTAGTTCTACGTCTACGCCTTCTTCTAAAGTGAATAAGTTGTATCTAGTAGGCCAGTTGCTTAAATCGGTACCCGCCCAATATATAGGCTCTACGGCGGTGTTATATTCGCCCTCAAACACGAACAAATAGTAGGGGTTTGTTAACGTTGTAACCTCGCTCAAAGTCAAAGCAAACGTATTTATTTCCCCTTTGTCTATGTAAATCATAACTATATTAACTTTCAAAACCTTAACGTTCAAAAACACAAAACCCCCATTAAAGGGGGCTAGTGTTATTCGAATAAAAGGGCTTAATTAAACAGTAAGACCAGCAATAATTGTAGGGTCTACTTCGTAAGCCAAAGTTTCGTTCTCCGCAAGTAGGGTTAACGAATATTTAGAACCATCCGCACGGGCTACGCCAGAGCCTTCGCCGTATGCGCTAACTTGTAAGAATGGGAAATACCAAAACTTACCGTTTGCATCTCCGATAACCGCGTTCAAGTATTGTTGGCCAGCGCCCAATACTTTAATAGCGCGGCTTTTTTCTTGGTCGCGTCGGTGGAACATTAAGTTAACTGTTTGCGTAACGTAGCTAGAACCGTTTACTAAATCGATAGTTCCATCTTCGGTAAAGCTTCCAGTATTGCGTTTAAATTCTAAAGGCACGTAAGGTGCGGTGTGAGTAATTGCGGTTACCTCCCAGTTAGTACCGGTTTCGAGGGTTGTAATTCCCGTAATATTGTCTTGTTGGTTGATCAACAAAGTATAAATTCCGCCCGAATTGTTCAAGCAGTCTTTTAGGATTTCTTCTAAAGTAGCACAAGCCATAATTTCTATTTTTTTTTAGTTATAAAAAAGGGCGGCGTTTTATGGCCGCCCCGTATACATTTATATTGTGTCTATTGATTAGTCGAAACAAACGTTATAAACAACAATTTGTGAAGGGTTCGTATAGTGGAAACCAGCTTTGAGGTTTGCACGTGTACGGATATAAGGCTCAGCAACTGAATCAGAAAGGTTAACCGCTTTCAATGCTTTAGCGTCGCCCTCTGCGTCAAACGCATAAATAAGGTCTGTCTTTAACGCGAGTACCATTGTGTTAACTGGTGCGCCAGATGCAAGAACAATTTTAATACCTAGGAAAGTAGGTGCTAAAGGTGCAGTAACGAATGTTAAAGTGTTACCAGATGCAGCAGCAATTTGGTAGTTAACGAAAACGTCGCTAGAAACAAACAAACGAAGGTCGCCACGTAAAGCTTGTACAGCCGCTGGTGAACTTTGAAGTACCGTAGTCATGCGAGCAAGTACGTTTGAAGACGTGATAGCGTCAGTATACAAACCGATTACGTCATTGTCAGCACAAAGTTTTTTCATGTAACCATCACACAAAGACAAAACATCGTCTTCGCTTTCTGTGTCACCTTGCCAACGGATTAACTCTAGGTCGTTACCGATACGGTTAGCCATTTCGTTCCAATAGTAAGACATGAAAGAAGCTACGGTAAAGTCGCCGTTTGAACCTTGGGACATTTGCAAAGCCAAGAAAGATTGCTCGAGGTCAAATTGACAAATTTGGCTCATGGCTGAAAGCGCACATACGTCAATATCAACTGCATCTAGGCTATCCGTAGGGGCAGAAAAGTTACAGTTAGACGGTGCAAGTAAGTTACCAAAAGTAACGTTAGCCAATTTAGTAGCTGACTTAATGCCCGGTAACGTACGGTAGTTGTCCGCAATGTCTTCGGTCAAATAAGCTTTCGAATAAAATTCGTCTGGGTTAGGACACAATAACGCGTTTGTTTCTACGTCTAGGTCAAATTTAAGATTTCTCATTTTTTTTGGTTTTATTTTGTTTTTATTTAGTTACTTGTTTGATGCGCGGAACGCTTTAAATTTATCGAACGCTGACATTTTTACGTCTTTTTCTAGTTCGATTTCCTCATCTTCTCTAGCTACTCCGATTTCCTCTACTTGATTTTTCAAGTCTGCGATCATGCTAATAATAGCGTTTACTTGCTCTTCGATGATAGGCATAACGACCGCTTTGATTGCTTCGGCGTCCGTAGCTGGGTCAACTGCCATAGCTACTTCTTCTTCTACTACTTCTTCTTCGGTTACGCTAGTTTCTTCCATGGCAACTTCTTCGGTTACTTCTTCCGTTACCTCGGCCATTTCTTCTTCGACTACTACGTCTTTGATTTCGGTTACTTCTCCGTCTTTTACTACGTAGATTTTTCCGTCGATTGTGTGTTCTCCGTCTGGGAAATTCATATTATTTTGTTTTAAGTGTTTACTTAATTTCATTCCCAAAAAGCCCTCAATAGAAAAACCTATTTGTTCGTTTTTTACTAGCGTATTGTAATAGTCTACGTCGGTAACTTGGGCCGTAAGCATTAACGTTCCTTTAGGTACTTCAATACCGTAAGTCGTAAACGCTTTGTCTTGGGTTGGGTTTTGCACAAGCCAAGCTTCGAGAATGTACGCGGGTACCTCTTTTTCTTGGTCGTGTTCTAGGTTAAATACGTTTCGGTTCTGCAAGTCGCGCATAAACTTAACGTGTATTTGTTCGATTGTGTCCGCCTCAAATTGTACATAGTAGTCGCCCTCTTCGTCGTCCTTACGGTAAATTTCCATAGGGATCATTGCGGGCGCCGTTACTCTATACTTTAACTCGTCGGCAAAGAAATGCTTTGCAACGTTTGAAAAAGCTAGGCCTTTAACTTTTATAGCTGGGTTTGAAGTGAACGCAATTTGTTCTATACCTAAATTCTCGCCGTCGGAA